CCACAAAATATTCAAGATAAAAATGTAACTTCATGGGGTGAAGATAGTATAACAGTCGGAGGTGCAATAGCTGCTGGTGCTGCTTCAGATGTAATAAAATCTGATGATTTTTTCGCAGGAATGGGTGAGGCAATTAAAAAAGGCGGTGGGGATTTTGCAGTTCTTGCACAATCTGGTGCAGGACAACAAATGGTTAATGCATGGGCAACAGGTGCAGCAGCTAATTTATTAGGAGGTAACACAAGTGCATCAGGAATGCTTGCCAGATCAACAGGACAGATAATGAATCCTAACGTTGAACTTCTATTCAACGGAGTAAAATTAAGATCCTTTATGTTTGAATTTGATCTAGCACCAAGAGATAGATATGAAGCACTGGAAATAAAAAGAATAATCAGACAACTTAAATCAAATATGGCTCCAACTACCGATAGCCTAGATTCAAAATCAGGTGGATCATCAATCAAAGGTCTATTCTTAAAATCCCCAAATATATTTCAATTAAAATACAAAAAGGGTAGTAGACCACATCCATTTTTAAATTTATTTAAAAAAATGGCTTTAGTAGATATAGGAGTTAATTACACTGCTTCTGGAACATATATGACTTATGCTGATGGAACACCTGTTCACTCAAAACTTTCTTTAGCATTTCAAGAATTAGATCCAATCTACAAAGAAGATTATGCAGATCTAATGGACAATGACAGATCTCCAGTAGGATACTAATATGACATATTTCAGAGAACTACCAAATTTACAATACCAATCATTTTTATCTGATAATAATTCTTCTCAGAATTATTTGACAGTTAAAAATCTTTTTAGAAGATGCAAATTACGTGATGACTTACAAAGCACATTTACACTCTTTGACAAATATGAAATCCCAGAAGGTGCCAGACCAGACACAGTAGCAGAAGGATTTTATGGAAGTTCAGGATTAGATTGGGTTGTCCTAATGACTGCTGGTATTGTTAATGTAAGAAATGAATGGCCATTATCAGATAGAGAACTCTATGATTATTCATCAGAACTTTATGGTAGCGAATTAACTAATATTCATCACTACGAAACAACAGAAGTTAAAGATTTTGATGGGAAACTAATTCTTCCAGCAGGAAAAGTAGTAGATTATGGATTTAAAATTCCTGATCCAAATGACTCTAAAGCAACTTTATCACCTATAACTGGAATTAGTAATTATGAATATCAAGTGAGAAAAAATAATAAAAAACGATCAATATATATTTTAAAACAGATGTATCTACAACAATTCTTGAATGATATGAAACGAGAAATGATGTATTCAAGATCATCACAATACGTTGATGAAAACCTATCACGTACAGAAAATACTAAGGTTACAATGCCATAAAAAAAGGGGTCTTAACGACCCCTTTCTTGTATCATTCTGCTGCTAACTTAGCAAAGTATGATAACGTATCATCATCATCTTCAGCACCCCCACCAACTGGAACAGTTGGTTCTGATACTGCAGCAGTAACTAATTGCTCTGCTGAACCACGACCTTCACTTTCATCTGATAGTTCTTCTTCAACAGGACGTGCCTTATTTCCAAGAACATAACCAAGACGCTTTTTCAAATCATCATAAGATTTAAACTGGTCAGGAGCAATAAATTCTTCTAAAGAAGATTGCTTCTTCCATAATTCTTCTAATGCATCATCATCTTCATCTTTTAGTAAAGGACTAACAGCAGCAAACTCAGAACTATCATAGTTCCTATAACCTGCTACATTCTTTGCCTTCAACTTGAAGTTGGCACCTTGCCAGAAATCAAATGGATCAATTGCTTCCTCATCCTCAAACTCAGGCTGCATTG